GAGAACATCAGGAATGTGCTTGTTCTCGTCTCAGATAGGTTGGGAAGAACCCTTCCCTAGAGTAGATGATGAAATGCTGTCTTTCTCCGTCTGTTAGGTTTTTGTATGTTCCTACTTTCGAGCAACTGAGATCAGACCCAAGCAAAATAGTGTATAGAGGCCTTTCTGATCATGTTAGGAATGAGACTACCGTGTTTTAGTTCGCAGCCTAGAAGAAAGCTAAAACCCAAGGCCTTAGATGGAAAGCAGATTTGTCCGTCCAAATGCCATTAGCGTTAGTCAAACCTTTCGGTCCTTTGAAGAACTTTACTATCACTGCCGAATCAACTAATGACTTTCCTCTCTGTCTGATGCACGATCTCCACCCTGCAAGAGCTAGCTTGAATTACCTCTAATAGTATGTTTAGAGCTGCTCGGTCGCGCCTAGAGATATAGGAGCCGTTGTCGCAGGTTATGAAGTAGTCAACTCCCAAGGAGAGTTAATGTACGAACACCGTTGGGACGACAAAGCCGAGGCCAATTAGATATACGCCTTGCTGAAAAGACATTTCTCCTCTTTGCTTAGACCCGAACCAATGGAGGTTTCTATCCTCTAGACCATCAGCAGAAGGAAATTTGGATAATTTGCCCAGTATCTCAAAAACTAGCCGCTTGTTGAAACAATCGAGATAGACGAATGGTTGTAGCAGAAGAGCTGGGGCGTAGATAAAAAGAACAAATATCTCTGAGTAATCTAGAGATAATTGGACAACCCCTCTCTTAAAAATTTCAAAGGGTATTTCACCGCCATGGTCAAAAATGGAGAAGAATTCTTGTCGACTGGACGATTCGGGAACTCCGAGAGACCTCGGTTGATATTTAACCCCTCTGAAAATTATTCTGGCTTAGTGACTTATCTCTAGTATTTTATTCTGAAGGATGTCAAGTCTTATTTCAAGGGATTTTCTCACGGAGATGACTCAACTTCACTCAAGTAGAGGGTCCTAGATCTCACCTCTGGGATGGAAGACCCCGTTTCTGCATCTCTAGATGGATCAGCCTTTGACAGCAACTAGCATGCTACAAACATTTCAGCTGTAGACATAGAGTTCTTCAATGCATATGCTCCGAGACTAAAACTCTACATCCAGAGACTGCAGAATGAATATTCTTAGACTAGCAAATGGGCTGATGATGTATTTAAAGGAGTGACTCATGTTTTTACTCAGCTAGTTAGCACGATAGTAACATCTATCCCTGGTCCTTCATGCAGTCCACAAGCATTGAAATTCTCTATGAGAGAGCATTAGAAAAGTACCGTCAGCTTCAATATTAAAGGTACTACGTTCTCAGGCCATCCTACTAGGACCACACTTGGCAACACTCTTTGAACCTTGATGTATGCCGAGTATTTCTCTTCCAAGTGTAGAATACCTATGAAAGCTTTAGCAGCTGGAGATGATTTAGTTCTATTCTGTGAAAGGAAGAGTATGCCTAGGTTAGCTGATGCAGTTCTCACCCACTCCAGCAGGAGTGCTTTGGAATATGAGGAAAAATGCTTAGGTTAGTGCTACAAAGAGGTAGACATTCGAGAAGTGAAAAATTTTGACTTTTGCTCGAAAATTTCTTTTTTAGCCGACAGTGGAAATTGGTATATACTTAGAAACCCTTCGAAGGTGGTATATCTCAAATAGCTTTACACTGGCAATAACCTTGGATTGAAGAAAGATCCAGCCTCTTTCGTCAAGGCTCTTCAGAACTCAGTGCACTCAGATTTGCATGTGCCAGTATTAGATGACTTGATGAATTGTCGCTTGGAGAACTTGCCAGCCTAGAGTCTCAATGTAGAATGCAAGGCTTATGACCATAAGTGGGATCATTATATCCACAATGAAGATTTGGAATATGTGGAAGATTATATTTGAACTCTTACTGGTCTTAGCTACTCTAATATGAGATCTGCCATGTATTTTGGTTGAATCACATTTTCTTCTAAATAGGGAACAGAGCTCTCGAAAGAAGCCTCTGCGACTCTATAATAATTTTAATCTATGTAAAGTTCTAACAAGAAGAATAAAGGAAACAACCAAAACAAGAAGAACAAGCAAAGAAAGCCCGCCAAGCAGCCAAAGATGTTCGGACCGAAGAATAAAGAAAGATTCCGACCTAAAACTGCTGCAGCGCCTCACTCTGTAGAGTCATCTATCAGATTGAGAGAAGCGAGATTGTCTGCAGTCGATCAGTTTATGATGCAGAAAAACTTGCCGGGAACTAAAGCCGTGCCATATGTCGCTCAAGGCCATCCCATAGATGCAGCATCCTGAATCATGACCGTCAATAAGAATAACATTGTCACCAATTTGACGGCCGGACAGTATTGCTGCATATTCTTTGCTCCTCTCTTCTATGCTAATAGCCCCTCGAGATACTCAGGATACTCTATTCAGAACAGATTGCCAACTGAAACAGTCCTGGTTAGTTCTTTACCCGGATCTACCATGGCTGCCACTTATTCAGGAGATTTTTCTACATTCGCATCACAAGGATTCGTTTGGGCCGCTTAAGCTGACCATAAGTTCTATTATCCAGAGGCCACTGGAGCAGGACTCGCATACATTGGAAACGTGACGTTCGCTTAACTTCAAGACAACACAGTCACTGTCAACCAATTGATCAGCTTTGCCAATCCAGTGGAGATCACAAGAGAAGGATGTTACTCAATATCAGCAGCAGTATAAAACGAAGATCTGATATACGTCCAAGAGCCTACATACCAAAGCTTAGAGATGGAGAGATGCTCATACATCATCTTCACTCCTCCATCCTTATCTCTAACTACTGGCAATACTACTCTCCAGTTCTCTTTCAACGTAGCGTTCCACTTGAACTACGTTTTCATGCCTTCTTTCTCGAACTCCTTCGCTAAATCACTAGCTAATAATGCAGTGCACGTTGGAGGAACTACCAACGCTCCCACTTTGGTAGAAGCTTAAATTTCCCCAGAACAAAGATCTAAAATTCGAGAAGTATACTAAGAAGCTTTGACCTCCACTGCTAAGCAGCAAGGTAAAGGAGTTTGGGGATCAATCACTCAGGCTACAGGAAGTATGGTCTGAGGATTAGAGAACGAATTGCTGGCTATTATGTCTCCAGGCTCACAGTTCGCAGCCAAGACAACAGGCTACAACCCAGCCAACTTCCTCACCAAAGGCTTAAAATCTCAAAGAGAAGAATCCAAACATTCGTATGATATACTGCCAACAGGATTCCAACCATTCGATGAAGCCGTTTGGTACATTAAAGAAGCGTTTGACATGCTGCAATGATCAGTATCTTTAGACCCTGTATCAGACAACGCTCACTATCTAGGATTGGAGAATGCTAAGCAATAGCTATTTGATCTGTACACCGCCACAAGTATGAATACTCAGATACGAACGATGTACTCTTAAGTAACAGATCAAAATCCTTTCCATTCTTCGGGATATCAGACCATCAAGCAATGCAACACTGACCCTGATTCCGACGACTCAGAACCTGAAGAACCTGCTCTAAAGAGGCAAGATGCCATATGCCTCAAAGAAGTTCCTACCGCCGCTCCAACCGCCGAACAGCACCAAGAACTCTCATCCGTGTGAAGAACACTCAGAGCACCAAGTCGACTCGGATCTTCCGATCGACCGCGTCTCCTACGGGGGACGGTTTAAGCTTAGACTCGCAACACCAATCAGAAGTATGATCGCGATCTAGCTACACAAACATCCGCCGGCACCGGAGTGCCTTAACTCCGACTCACCTAAC